TAAACCACTCAGGTAATCCTTCGTGTATGCATTAACTTCCATTGATGGAGTTACTGCTGCCGAAGGAATTTCTGTGTTATCAGTAGGTAGTTTAAGCTCTGTTTGACTAAGCTCACCGTTACCAGTATCAGTCTTGTTTGACAAGTTCTCTTCGTCTTCAGTTACTTCTTCTGGCTTAATATTGACCTTATCCTTACGATACAGGCTATCAGGAATTGGATCTAATCCTGGGTAAGCAGACTCACCTGGTTGACCTAAGCAACAAGGTATTGAGCAATGATGCGTAACTCTACCACCAGTATTATCAAGTGCGATATTAAGTACAGGCGATAGAGAACCACCATCACTATTAGCAGGATAACGTTGTGGAGACTCATCTTTGATACCTACAACACGAATAAGAAGACCTGACTCAATCATCTCATCGATCATATCTTTAATGTTCTGGCCTAACGCCTTATATTCATCATGACTCTTAAAGTTATCATCAAACTCAAAAATATCACCTACTAAAAAACCACCACGTTCAAATCTCTTCATATAAGACTCGAGAAGGGGCATAAATTTCTTTTGCTTAGCCATAACATTATTTATGCTTATTTGGTGAGATTTATATGGAAAGTTTTGTTTTTATAAAAAAGAATGTTACATATAAAAACTGTTGAAAGGTGATAGGTTGTATTAAATATAGTTGTGATTGAATTAGATGTATTAAAACAATCTAAAGCTGATGAACGTGCTCTAGAGAAAGGATACCTTTATAAGGATATAAGGCTCGATCTAGAGTTTTCACGTTATTTAGGAAGAGAACTTTATGCAGTTTCAGAACCTAAGGATTTAGCCGAATTACAAGACGCAGAAGCAGTTTTTAATTCAATAAAAAATATAATGACAACTACCCCAGGTGAAAAGCTTCTTAACCCTAGATTTGGGTTAGATCTTAGAAGTTACCTATTTGAGCCTGTAACTACAACAACTTCTTATTTTATAGCTACAGATATATATAATAATCTTGGTGTATACGAGCCTAGGCTTGAATTAAACGGGGTTAGTGTTACGGGTGCGCCAGATGAAGGGGAATATTATATTAATATAGTATTTTCTATACCTTCTTTAGATATTTACAATTTAAACTTGAAAGCAACATTAAATAGAGATGGATATGTAGTAGTATGAGCCTAGAAAATTTTACAGACTTTAAATTACCGAAGAACGCTTACTTAAGCTTTGATGCAAACTCTCTCAAAGAGTTAATTATTGAAAGGCTTAACGAAAACGAGGAGTTCACAGATCAAAACTTTGAAGGTTCAAACTTTAATGCTTTTATTGATGTTGTTGCTTATATGTATCATGTGTTGCTGTTTTATTTAAACACTACATCAAACGAAAGCACATTTACAACTGCTACTATTTACGAAAATATGAGTAAGTTGGTCTCAAGTATAGGTTACAAACCTCTAGGAGATCAAACTTCAATTTTAACAGTAGATATCACAGCTCAAAACATAATCGCTGGTGCGTATGTTTTACCTAAATTTTCATTTATTAATGTGAGTGGTAATAGCTATTACGCACTTAAGGATATAGAATTTGAAAAGGTATCTGATAATACTGTCGAAACCTTAGAGCTAAGCAACAACCTACTACATCAGGGTACCCTAAAAGAGGCTACGTTTACTGCTGTTGGAGAAAGTTATGAAACTATCACTCTTATTGATTCGTACACATCACCACAACTAACCGAATCAGCGAAGCAGGTAAAGGAAAGTAAGTTTATTGCTGATAATACATTTAGTGTTTATGTACAAGACAGTGTGACCGGTAACTGGTCTGAGTGGCAAGAAGCTACATCTTTATTTTTAGAAGATCCAGCGAGTAAAAAATACGAAAAGCGCTTAAATCATAGTGGTAATTATGAGTTTAAATTTGGTGACAGTAATAACGGTAGATCATTAAACGAAGGTGATAAGGTAGTATTATTCTATATTGTCTCAGACAACGATGCAGGTGTTGTTGGTGCTAATAGTGCTGATAATCAGAGCCCTGTATTGTATACGTCTAGTAACTGGCAAGATATATATACAGATTTATATAGTGATCTTAATTCTATTACATCCTCTACACTACCTAATCTACTAGTAACTAATGAGTTTGCATCAACACCTATTAAATCTGCTGAAACAGTAGAGCAGATAAAACAAACAGCTCCAAAAATATTTGAAACGCAAGATAGGTTAGTTAATAAATCAGACTATGAATCACACATCAATAGACACTTCGGTAATGTAACGCGTAATGTTAAAGTGCTTTCTAATGAAGATTATACATCACAGGTTTTATTCTACTATAATAACATAGGTGTAAAACGTGGTATTGATGATACAAGGACATTACTTGCACAAGTAAACTTCTCAACGTCTACAAACTTTAACAACATATACGTTTATACTGTACGTACTAATCAGCCAATAATAAATGAGACTCTTCCAAACTACCTAAATGAGGGTCAGAAGAGATTAATCATCGATTATTGTAATCAGAAAAAAGATATAACTCATAATGTTGTTATATCTGATCCGATATTTAAAGCATTTAGTTTTGGTGTCGGTGAAATTACAGATAGCTCTTCTGTAGATAGTATATTACGTGAATCGGGTATACGTGTAACAGTTGATAGAAATATCGCGGTTAGCGATGCGTCAATTAAATCAAAAATATTTAATATTTTTAAAGTAGCTTTCGATTCCCTCGATTTAGGTAGTCTTGTTGATATATCACAAATATCTAAGGATATTCTTAATATAGATGGTATAGAAGGTCTAGAGACAGTTAACGGTAATAACGTTACACCTAACCTTTCATTTATTATATGGAATCCAGATTATAAGGATATAGATAGTGTTGTATTGGCACGAGACTATAAACTAAAGAATTTTGAATACGCATACTTTTATCAAGTTTCAGATATAACAAATAAAATAACTATACGTAGAGTTTAGTTATAAATAATACATATGGCCGCTGGAGCAGATACAGAAAACTTAGATTTCGAGTATACCTTTTACTACACTGTTAACGGTGCAACAGGTGTACAAACACTGTCTAGTTATGCTCTCGATAATTCACCACTCTTGTTTAAACCTACAGTGGGGGAAGATTGGCCTGATAACCTATCTAATAAACGTATTGTTTGGGATTTCGGTGACGGTACTACTATGGAAGCTATTACCGGGAAGCATGTATATAAAACACCTGGACAGTATAAAGTAAGAAGCTATTTGTATGATAATGAAGGTAATGGGTATTTTAATACTTTCTCAGTAACAGTAAATATCTATGATTTCGTAGAAGATAAAATTGTATTAGATGTTGATAAAAATACATGTTCCCTAGAGTATCTTGTTGGGGAGTTTAAAACCCCAATTAGTATAACTCAATTTAATTCTGCACGTACATTTGAACGTAACAATAGACCGGTTCCAGTGCTAACTTATGCTGATTCAAAAAGTTTCGAACGTGAGTATGGCTTTTTTGAGTCTGGTCGGTCACAAGAGACATATGGTCACCTACTACCTTCTCATAATTTTATTCAACGTATTAATAACGGTACAGATAGTATAGCTATAAGCGCAGTTAGGGTAGAGTCATATGATAATATATATGCAACCGCTAGCGGTGATGTGATTATACCAACATCCGAAAAGGTAAATGAGACCTCGATTTTTGCAGGTGTATCATCAACAAATGAAGTGTTCTTCAAGAGTGATATGCCAGGATTTTATAATTTATATTTTGGTTTTGAACAGGGTGATGTTTATGACTTCACTAACACAACTACATATGGTGTTTCAGCAAAAATATGTGATAATTTTGATTACGATAGCTTATCTATAACTACAAACGGTATTGACGGTGATAATGTACCGATAGATACATTTAATATTAATTCTACAAAGTTTGGATGTACGGAAATATCTTTTGTAGTACAAGTAAAGGATAGTGAAAGGTTCTCTGTAAGGTCATTACCTCTTCTAATATTAAACATACGCCCGGAACAACCACTACTTACAGAACGTGAGCCGCTTTCTGTATTAGATATTGAAAGTGAGATCTACCACTTAATAACTGAAGGTGATGATTATATACCTACAACGATGAGACTTACTGACGGGGTAACAGTGTATGAAGATGCAATTTTTGATTCTAGTTTTGCTAGTATGTCATCTACATTGTTACCTAGCTTTTATAACGCATATGCTGGAGGATTCTTAAAGGGTAATGTTAAAATTAATACAACCGAAGTATTAAAAGATGTCTGGCTTGAGGCAGAAATTACTATACCGGAAAACTTCGGTGAGCTTAAACTACCGCCGGAACTTGTAGGTAAAGTAGTAACAGGTAAGAGTAATAAGTTTGATATATACCCGAAAGATTATTACGTTGTCGCAAAGCAAGGTGAAGATATCGATTTTAAGGATATTTTCAAGGATGTCGCAATACAGCCGTTGTTTGCAGATACAAGAATGTTAATGAACGACTTTATTGGAAGTATTTTCGGTGATATAGATTCTGCACAAGATTCACTTGGTAAGAGTACCTATGAAAAAATACAAAACTTCTTTGATAATAATGCAGTTATAGATTATGCTAATATAGATCAACTCGCGTCAATATTACAATCTTACAATCTACCAAAAATTAACAAATATTCATTACCACCAAAGATTAAACGGTTGTTAGATTTGTTGTCTATTAGTCAAACTCGGTTGTTCGGTAATATAAACCAAAATAAAGACGACTTTAACTCCTTCGGTTACTTAAACACAGATAATTACGGTGTTGATAGATGTAAACCAATACCTAAAGATGGGGTTGTTTTTGCGGGGTATGAAATAGTTGCTTTTGAAAAATTTAGTGGTAAATGGACATCTCTCAATACAATGCTACCACTTTGTGCTAGTGATGCCCCGACTGTATCAAACTTTAGTATAAATCCCTTATCAAACGATGGGCTAACGTGTTTTGATTTAGCGTCATGTACACCACTTGCTACTGAAGACTTGACAACAATGTTAGTTGAGGGGGAATATTTCGAAATTTGTGTAAGTGGTAGTTATGTTGACGGTGATTTTTTCTCTACGTCGACTGTATACTACCAGCTGAGTGATTATAATGAATCGTGGGGCTGGCCGTTAATATTAGACGCAGACGGTACATTATTTGATGTTTACGAGTTTTACTACAAACCTCAAAACCGCGAACAGAATATAGAAGGTTCTATTATTAATTTTAAAGATAATAACACTACTATTAATACTAGATATACACATACAGATTGGGTTAAGAAGAATGGTGTTATGTCAAATATTTTTGCAAATGCACTTTATGATGGGTTAGAATTGTTTGATTGTGACGAAGAGGACTAAATAATTTACATATGGAACAGCCTTTACCCATACCTAAACCAATCAATAGACCGATAATCTGTACAGCTCCAACAATTCCTGCTGCGATTGATTTACGTAAAGAAGTACTAACTACAGGACCGTATACTGTAGGTAATGATATAATATATCAGCTTACTGTTACTAATACAGGTGGAACAAACTTAAAAGATGCAGTAATCACAGACTCCTTATCATCTATTAGTGTACTCGAAGACCCATTAGGGTTAATGAGCCCCGGTGGTGCGTGTATCGATGCAAAGTGGACTACAGAAATTTTCTATAGCTATAAAGTGGTCGAGACGGATATTGATGTTGGTGAAATAACCAACACTGCTTGCCTTTCATCACCACTATTAGAAGTTTGTGATGAAGCGAGTGTAAATGATCTTGTTACACCACCAGGTTTAGAGTTATCTCAAACTTATACACTACCGAGTGTTATCAATGCAGGTTCGATAGTTAATTATCAAACAGTTATCAACAACCCAGGTGAATCAGATCTTCTAGTAAAGCTAACTGAAAGTCTACCAGAGTTAGAAAATCAAAATAGTGCAGCGGCTAGCTTATTAACAGAGTTTACGACAATACCTGCAGGGGAGTCTTTTACTGCCACATATGATTATATTATTACTTCAATTGACTTACAAAATAATAAAATTGAAAATACTGTTTGTGCTATACCAGCTGTTACAATGACTACCTTAACTACAGTTTGTGTTAATACGGAAATAACATTGTAATAGCTATTATTTTTATTGAAAACTACATCTTTGTAATAAATATAATCATACAATGCCAACCAATCTAACAAACAGCAATATAAGTGAGACATATCAAGGTGTACTTCATGCAAATGGTGAGCTACCACCTTCTGGTCAAGCTCAAATTTATGATGGTGTCGGTAATAAATCCGCGATTACTCTAGGTCAGGAAGATGGTGGGATTACAATTACAGGTAACCTTAATGTTGAAGGTTCAATTAACGGTAATTCTATAACAGGTAATACTATTAGTGGTGGCGGGTTTAGTAAGTCACAAGAAATAATCGATCTTGTTTATCCTGTTGGTTCGGTTTATATTTCTATAGATGCTGCTAATCCAGACGATAGATTTCTCGGCGCCAATACAACATGGGTAAGAGTAGCTGAAGGTAAGTTTATTGCAGGTGTGGGTACAGGCACTGATGAAAAAAGTGAAACCGAGACAATTGAAGAAGGTGATACTGGTAAGGGTGAATACGACGTTACTTTAGACATATCGCAAATACCGGCACATACACACGGTGGCGTGATGCGGTACGAGCAAAGTGGTGGAGCTCTAACAGAGCAAAATCAATCTGGAAGGCCAGAAGATTACTCGTCATACGGTCGAAATACCAATGCAACCGGTGGTGGCTCGTCACATACAAACATCCCACCTTATATGGGTATGTATATATGGAAAAGAACAAACTAATTAAATAATATGCCAGATATAGACATTGTAAAGCTTCAAATTAGAAGAGGTCCAGATGAGCAGAGAAAACTTGTTGTTCTACAGCAAGGTGAACTCGGTTATAGTACTGATTATAAGCGTTTGTGGATAGGTGACGGTCAAACAACTGGTGGTACAGTCATCGGTAATAGAGCCTACCCCAAAGATCAAAATAGAACAAGTATAGGTAGTGCGGTACGTGGTGATATTGTCTATAATAATAACAAACTTTATCAACTGGCATCAAATGAACCGTCTGTTGAAGCAGACTGGAAATTTATTGGTACGGAAGTTACACCTACAATTTTTAAATACAATACTTCTAATCGGCTGGACTTAGTAGACGGTGGAATACGTGCTTCAAAATTTAGTAGTAGTGTTGTTAATAATACAAGCGGTTTAAAGCTTGATAGTACAACGGGGTTATCTCTTAATGTAGATGATAGTACAATTGAATTAGTTAGTAACAAGCTATCAATTAAAACAGATAGTATTGATGAAACACATGTAAAAGATAGCATATGTGGTGACGGGCTTATTGGTGGTAGTGGTACAAGTATTAAAATACGTACAACGGATAACTTTGATTTTGTTAATGGTAGTCTAGACCTCGTATCTCTACCACCAAATGTAGTTAAAGCTAATACCATTGATGATACTATATTTGGTACTGGTATTGGTTTTAATAACGACGGTACTCAGATTGAGACTACTTTTAAGACTGTTGATAGCACGCTTGAACTCGATACAGTGTTAGGTGTAGTTGGTTTAGCTACAGTTTCAACTGTTAATGCATCTGCGTTTGACAAGTTAGCGTTTGACCAGTACGGTAGAGCCCTTTCAAGTACTTCAAGTTTACAACCACCGCTTTGCGCTGAATCAACAACGTCATCACCTCTAAGCGTGTTTAACGGTGATATTAATCAAACAGCGTATACAAGTCAGTCTATCATAGACGTTTATAATGGAACTGAAACTATTAGCCTAACATCTGCTGGATTTATTCAGGTTGATGTTGGTGGGTCAACCGGAACTGTTGCAATTCCTATATTTAAACCATAAAAACATACTAAGTCATGGCAAAAAAAATCGAAATACTAGAAAATACTCTACTCAAGCTCCTCGTTAGACGTGGAACTGATGCGGATAGAAAGCAAATTATACTATCTGAAGGTGAGTTAGGATACGCAACAGATACTGAACGTCTATATATTGGTAACGGTAGTGACGCTGGTGGTATTATAACTGGTAATAAGTTTTTAGGTAGTTATAGTACATCTGACTTTCTTACAATAACTGAAGCTACTTCAGGTGACTTAGCGTACGATATAGATAGAAAGGCGCTATACGCAAGTAAAGGTAATGGCGAGTGGGATAGAATTAGTACTAGTACCGATGCTGGTGATTTTAGAACTGTTGTTGATGCAGGTGATGTTGAACCAACGGCATTAGGTGACGGGTTAGTGTTAGATGGTAACTTACGTGTTGCTGTTGATTGTAATGGTGTTAAAACAAACCAAGTCTCAACTTGCAATAGCAACTATCTTAAGTTACCACAACAATTACAACTTGGTAATAAAGTATCTCAACAGGTTAAGTTTCCAGATGGTAGGGGTCAAGTTGGTCAATACTTACAAACCGACGGTACAGGAAATTTAAAATGGGCCTTTTCTGAAGCATCTACTAGTTTCTTATATAATACACAAAACGGACCAGTTCCGGTTGGTAGTATAATGCCCTTTACCTCAAATACTAACCTACCAACAGGCTGGTTGTTATGTGACGGTAGTGAAGTTTTAAAGGCAGATTATCCCGATCTTTCAGGTGTTCTAGGTGATTCATACGGCGCTGCAAGTAACGCAGATTACTTTAAACTACCTAACTATCTTAATAAAGCACTTTACGGTGTTGATGACTCACCAGGTGGCTCAACTGTCTATGACATTGGTAGTGAAGGTACTTCTGGTGTGAGTTTTGGTACTGTTTGGCAAAACGTGCCTAGAGAATTTGGTCAGGTAGATTTAACAGCAAATACATTTAATAGTGTAGGTAAAACTTATATCAACGATACTGGCTATTATTTAGGTGTAACGGCGAGTATATACAGGAACAGTCAAGATGCAGCTGTATTAGAAGTAGTCTTTGGAGATGTTAACACTACTAACCCTTCTGCTAATACCTTTATCAGGTTAGCTCATGCGACAAATTCTGGGGGAGGTGTACTGGGTTCAGGATTTACTATTGTACCACCTGGTGAGAAATATACCTTCTTTAATAATAGAGATGGCGGTAGGGCCTTAACTGGAATAACATCTATGAATGTAGCTGAGCTACGAGGACCTGCTGGAGGTGCAACTTTCTCTGGCGTTGCTGAAGGTACAAATATAAGTGGTAAAACATATGATACAGGTTGGATTAGTTCAGGTACTAATAACGTTACCGTTGGTAATAGCAATACTATTGAGATTGAACACAACTTAAATAGTACATCTTTATCTGTTGATGTGTTTGTCGCGGATACAGCGTCAGGAGAGGGTGCTACTCTAGTTAGTGATATTATTTTAGATAATAGTGGTTCTGTTTATGGTGCACAAGTACAAAATATACGAGATACAAAGCTAGACGTTGTACTTGGTAACGGTGGTTGGGTAAAAGCAGGTACTAGTACTACTGGTTATACAGCACCCAGTTTTACAGGTAAATATATTAGAGTTGTAGTACAGGGACCAAGTAACAATGTATCAGAATCAGGTACGTTAACAGATTCGTTTACCGTTGGAAAGTATAGTGTAGAGGGTAAGTATACAGTAGATTTACCACCAACATGGACGGGAGGTAAGCCTGATCACGTTAGCGGTATTTTAAGAGGTGACAAGCTTACCACAGCTTACAATTCCTGGATTCAGATAGTAAGCTATACAGATACACAAGTAACATTCTTTATTCAATCATCGGAAAATGGTAACTTACCGGATGATACATATGTAGATTTCTTACTTATAAAGAACAATGGTATAGTAAGTAGCTCCGATACTCTTGCGCAGTTAAGCGTTAGTGTAGCGCAAGGTAGGCAAGCGACAGCCGAAGAGATGGGTACTACCTCTGCAACCACTGGTTACCAGTACGTTGACCTAAATAACCCGAACGATTTAGACGTAGGTAATAACCCAGGAGCTGATTTTCAAGTATTAGCTTCAGATGGTAAGTTCGACCCAAGTGGGGGACCTATAACTTTACAAGCATCATACGCAAGGCATAGTTATAATACAGGTACAAATTATGGTGGCGCTATCGATCAATGCATGTGTTACGTGTATAAAGATAACGTTGATGGTGATCCAACAAAAATTATTGTTTACTGTACAAACTCACCTGAAGATGCTAATGGTAGATTTCCTGCATACTTCAACCTCACTGCAGTGCAACACGCTACAACTACTAAGTCAGAGATAGCCAATGTCCAAGATATAATGTATGTCGGTACCTCGCCACGTGTAGCAAACGGTGCATGGGGTACTACTAATCCTATACCGGCGGGTACCTGGTTAGTAGAGCTTTCTTGGCAAGAAAATAACGCGTACGACGGTGTTAATTTAGATGAAGATGTTAGGTCACATATAGCTAAGAAGTATACTGTACCAGATGGTAAATATCTATATTTTGCACATAAAGACTCACGCGCTTTTTACACTATTTCTGATTCTAGTACTGCACCGGCTGATCCTAGTCAAGGTGGTGTCTGGACGCAGCTAACAGCAAATAATATACTTGAGAGTGAAGGTCGTATAGGTACTGATAGCCAAGATACAGCCATTTGTTACGGTAGTGCTACTAAACTAGGTACATTTAGTGACGTTTCAACAGGTTCCGGTAACACTGTTTCAAGCTCTCTTAGTGCTGAAGGTGCGTTATTTATTATTAAAGCTGTAAAGGATGAACTCCTTGACCCAAAACTTACTGTTAATTTTCCAATTACAGCAACAGTAGACGGTCAACCTATAACATCAGGTGCTGAGTTTAACCCCTTATTAGGTGACGTAGAGTTAGGCGTAGTACAAGAAGTTGCAGCTGTACCACCTGGCATAGAAGTGTTTGATACTGCTGGTACGTATACCTTCACAACAAAGAAGCAGTATACAAAGTTTTACGTAACTGGTAGTGGTAGTACAGGTGGCATCTATACCGGTTCTAACGCAGCTACTATTATAGGTTATTTAAATTTACCCATAGGCACTGTAATTGATTTAACAGTAGGTGCAGGTATTCCGGCTGGATCCTTTTTGACTAGTGGTAAAAAGTCACAGATAACATATAGCGGAACTTTACTAGTTAAGTCAGAAGGAGCAATAGGTGGCGTTGCATACAATGCTAGCAATGCAATAAACACAGGAACTCTTAATACCACTTACACCGTTGGTGGTAATCAAGTGGTTGATCAAAACAGCTTTATCATTAAAGGTGGAGCCGGTGTAGATACGAACGGTGGTGATGAAGAGTCAGTCGGACCAGCTAGTTTCTGGGGATCTTGGCCTGCACCAGGTGCTGGAGCGCTTGGCGATGAGGACAATACAACACCCACATCTGATGGTATAGTAATGTTCGAATGGACCTAATATATCTAGTAAGATAGCCTTATATTGCTAGTTTATTATGCTAATAGTATAAATATATGTATGGTAAAAGATTTTCCTGATAATCCAGACGTTGGTGATATTTTTGAAACATGGCAATGGAGCGGTTCAAGCTGGCAATCTATAGCAGGTGCAGGTGGTCGTGTATCTATTACCACACAACCAACTCCACCAGTCGAAAAGTATGAGGGTGACTTATGGTTTAACACAGAAATAGGCTCACTATTTGTATATTATGATGATAATACTTCTGCTCAATGGGTTGATGTATCGAGTGATTCATCAGGTGGTAGTAATGACGGTTTAGTAACTGTTGCTGATGTAGCTCCTGTTAATTCCAGTACTGGTGATCTTTGGTTTAACTCTTCAACGGGTATTACATCAGTTTTTTACGATCAGTTTTGGATTGACATGGGAGGCGGTGATGGTAGTGGTCCTATAGTAGTATCTAATAGTGCTCCACAAAGTCCGGTTATAGGTACCTTATGGTTTGATACAGAAACAGGTGTTACAAGTGTATTTTACGATAATACATGGATTGATATCGGTGGTTCAGGTCAGACAATAACTACAACTGAAATTTCAATACAAGCAGCTTACCCTGTTGGTTCAATATATATGAATGCTTCAGACAGCACTTCACCAAAGATTTTGCTCGGGTTTGGAGAATGGGTGGAATTTGGAAGCGGCAGAATGCCTATAGGATTTGATTCAACCGATGGTGATTTTGACAGTAGCGAGGAAACTGGTGGTACAAAGACACATGTGTTAACGGAAGATGAAATGCCAAGTCATACTCACGCAGTAAATACAGGTGGTGTATCTGCTGGAAGCGTTGGTTCAGCACAGGGGGGTAACCACGCAGAAGGGGGTAGTGCTGGAAGCAGACGTGGCGGTACTGCACAAGCTACTGGAGGTGATCAGCCACACAATAATATGCCACCTTATATTGTCGTTTACATGTGGAAGCGGACTTCATAATTACTATAAAAGTTTAAGCAGATAAACCAAAAATATTGTATAAATAATATTATGCCTCTTAATTTTCCAGATAATCCAGTCGATAATCAAGTATACTCACCCACACCACAAAAAGCGTGGGTATATAATGCATCTCAAGGTACTTGGCTTGCATCAAATGTAAGTTCGCAAGGTACTAAAGTAACAGTTCAAGATGCGGCTCCGCTGAATTCTGATCAAGGTGACTTATGGTTTAACTCTGAAACTGGATCACTCAACGTTAATTACGATGATACAACATCAGAGCAATGGGTTAATATTAGTTCTAGTGGTATTATCGAAAGTGAAGATGTTATCAATGATAATACAATGCTAACGGCAAGTGAATCTACTTTAGCAACATCTTCGAGTATTAAGGCATATGTTGACGATATAGTTAGAGCCACAGTATCGCTTGACGATATTAAGATGTTTAACTTCAGATCAAATGGAGATGTATCGAAGGGCTATATGGAGAGTGGTGATATAGATACTTTTTACCGCGGCTCTTTACCGGTCTCGTTTGACTCTGATGTAAAGTTTGTAGAGCTTAAGTATACATCAGCCATAGCTAATGTACCGTCTGACGCAGAAGACGGTGTTAACGGTACCGTATATATTGACTGGGAAAATAAAAAAATAAAGCAATCATCTGTTAAAAAGGATGGTGGTAATCCACATCAAAGTCATTGGTATGAAAGCACCGGTGCTGAATCGAACGGTGTAATAATGTTTAATTCCTCTGAAGGTACCACAGGAACACCAGAAGGAACTTCACACCTAGAAGGTATTGTTATTGACTGGGATAGTAGACAAATCACAGGATTGCCCCACTATGTTAGAGATAGTGGTGGTGGTGTTAGTTACAAGTACGATTGGCAATATATTTTCCGCGATCTTACAAACTCCGGTAGCTTTGGTAGTGCTGGTGGTGGCGGTGGTGGTTCATCGCTATTGAAGTATGGTGAGATGAGTATTGGTCGTGTAGGCGGTCAAACTAATGCTAGCATACCTACCGTAGGTGATTTTACAGCTGTTGCTGACGATACACAAGATGGTGATACAAATGATGATACGTTTGTATGTACATTTAATACCCCTCTAGATAATAATAATTATAACGTCATTTTTGAGACTGTATCAAATGGTAACGTGGATGTTGATAATACCTTGAGGTATCCCGTTCTAGTAGATAAAACAAGTACAGGGTTTGTGTTTAATGTTGAGTTTGCTGGTGTTGGTGCTATGCAAGCTGATGGTGACATTCAAATCAACGTACGTGTCGAGTCGAATGAAGTAGGGGCAGGTATTAGTGCTGATAAAGAGTATGTAGGTATTACTGGTACAAGTGGCGCAACAGCGATAACCCAAACTGCGCAGTTTGGCCAATCTGTAAACGGGACATATACATATCAAGTCAACGACTTACAAGGACCAGGTGTTAATACTAGTAAGATACGTGGCCTTTATATTAGATGTAAGGGTACTACCGTCAACGGTACCTCTATTCTAACCGCCACTTTACCAGATGATATAACCTTACTACGACCATTTTTCCAGACTAGTGAATTAAATAACGTTACCGGGAGTGATGTTATAGAGTTAATTAAGTTTTTACCTATTAATAAAAACCAATCAAGTTTTAAACTTAAAATTGATACCGTGGTGGGAGGTGATATAGAGTATGAGATTATAGGCGCAGAGCAGATCACTGCTACTGTAGGTAGTAGTAGTAGTAGTAGTAGTAGTGTAGCACCTTCTATTATTATTAAGTATGCAGATAACTCTTCACTAGGTGGTGGTAGTGCGAGTACGTGGGAGATAGATCCTGTTGTTGATATTGCAGTAGATGGTGTAGCTGGTGTGAGTGTTTCATCTGACAATAAAGTAGTCAGCTTACCTAATGGCACATACCGATATGCCTTTATATATACTAGCACAAATACAACCAGTACCTATAGAACCCAACTATCTATAAGAGCAGGAGCTAGACAGTTATTAACATCAAATAGTTGGTCTTATAGTGGTAATGCAAGTGAGCAAGGTACGATCAATGTTACTAGTGGTGGTATCGTTTTTGAGGGTATGCGCTATAATGCCATGGCAAATGTATATGGTGCATATTTAATGTTAATTCCCACAGCTGATTTTACTAATCAGGTTAGTATTGAGGCTGCTCGACCAGAGCTACTAGGTAAAATTCAATAATTACATATACAACATCACAAACCGTAATTAGCTGATTAAATACTTACATGCTATCAAGAGTAAGAGCTCAGCATGTGTTAAGTGAGTTTACTGATTTTATATTAGAAGATGAAATCAGGGAAAGCATTGTCGTTAACGTCGATATTGAGTACTTTAAAGTTATTAATTACGAGTTAAGGAAGTTAGGCTATAGGATGCTACATAAGTCACAAATTAACAACACTGAAACTTTTACTTTAGTTTTCATATTAGAGAATAAATAATAGGGCATGGATTATCCAACCAATCTACCTCTTTCCGCAGCATCAGTTAATATAAGCGATGGTGAGTTTTCACCATTCTATGATATTATATGGTCTATTAAATATGAAATTATTAATTGGAGTAAAACGGATGAATACGGGTTATGCTTCTTTCTGCAAGATAGTAGCTCTGATATAAAGTACGGTGGTATTGGTATAGATCTAGGGTATTCAGGCGCGCCAGTAAATGGTACATCTGTCGAAAAGGCAGTAGGGTTACAAGGTGGTAAATTAGGTATAGGTTTAGATACACGGGGAGTTTTTGCAGCCAAGACAGCTTGGCCGGGTGGCCTAGAACGTGATGGTTTAGTTACAGGCTTGCAGAAGAACGCTATAACGGTAAGAGGTAGTGAAAGTAGTGGGTTTACGTTTTTAGATCTTCATGAAAAGATAGAAGCTTTCGACTTACTTAGTGATGGTATCAAAACATTAAGAGCGCGGTTAGGTAACTTCGGTAGAACTATCTATATTGACTATAGGGGTCCAGGTGATACAGATTATCAGCAAGTTTTAGCTAAGGATGTAGACTTAAGTTTAAGTGAGGGTGACCGTCTTACCCCGGGTGTCTCTTTTGTAAAACATTTAACAAAGCAGACTTCAAACCTGAACATTAAGGTCCATTCTTTTCACATTGAAGGAAAAGATAATGATCCAGATAAGCAGGTAAGGTACCCGGAACCACTAGTACCTCAGACTGAAGTACAACCATACGCAGGTAGCGAGCTTGTAATAAAGCCAGATATAGAAATCGTACCAGTTGCACCGGTTAAAAATATTGTAATGTGTAACCCACCAACCCAAAGCCAGATTCTAATATCCAAAACCGCACTACAAAATGCTCCAGAGCTTGGTGATATAATTGATTACACTATTACAATTACAAACCAAGGTGAGTTTGAGTTAAGTAATATTGTAGTATTTGACACTATACCCACAGTAGAGAGGTTAAATATAACGGGTGAAGGTGATCTATTTTCTGGTAATCAAACACTTTCGGCAGGAGAAACAAAGACTGTTGCTTACAAGTATCAAACATCAGCTAAGGATGGTACACAAATCGAAAACACTGCTACAGTTACAACAAATACAGGCTTAGTAGTAACTGATACAGCTATTACAACACTAGGAGGCTTTGTTGATCTTGTAATTAATAAAGAGGAAATATCTACTGGTCCATATAAAGTCAGTGACTCGGTGCTGTATAAGGTTACTGTTGAAAACCCTAATAATGTTGAGATTGCTGATGTACGTGTAGTAGATACATTGCAAGATGACCCTAATTTCAATATAGAGATAAATACAGATAATTTATTGAATAATACTACTACTCTTTCACCTGGTGATAGCGCATCAGCAACATATTCTTACACTATCACAAATACTTCACCTATTATTAATAATGCTTATGTTGAGTCTGTAATTGGTAAAACGTATATAGATGATCCTATCGTAATAAGTGATATTGAAGGTCTAGCGTCACTTAGATTGAATAGAGTTGAGAAATCAACAGGTCTAACTACATTAGGTGGTGTAGAGCTCGGTGTCTATGGTTTAGATACAGTGGTTGAGTACGAAGTTGAAGTTTATAACCCTAATGAAAGAGCAACAATATCTAATATAGTTCTTTCTGATTCATTATCAGCTGATAATCCAGATGGCTTTGAGATTGTAAGTGGTGATTCATTGTTTACCGGTACAGATATAGGGCCTGATACTGCTCTAAGTGCAACATATAGATCTACTATTAATACAAACACATCAGATGGTATTGAGTCTATACTACGTGTGGATTGGCCTACAAGGCAATCATCTAAGAGCATTGTTCGAATCGATACCGTACAAAAAGGATGTGTTAATGTATCTTTAGTTTCAGAGGCAAGTAATTATACAGCTTCTACCGAGCATTGGGCATTATTTAGGACCTTTAACCCGAATACACCGTTTTATATATTGCTAGACGAACCTAATAATATTGATAATATTAATATACCTACAGAGTTTGAAAACGATACCAATGCTGAGGTGGTTATTATTCCAAAAGATCCAAAAGAATCAAATTGGTTTAATATACTAAATCTCGAAAGTTACGGGCCAGATACGAGAATATTATTCTGGTATGAAGAGTCTAGCTCTTTTGACGGTATGGCAACACACACAACAGCGTTAACAGCGTTAACAGCTGCTATAGAGGATTATAGTATGGTATACACCCTGTCAAGTGGTGATACACAGGACTACTTCTTATGGCATTCAACACCATCATTGAGCTGTACCTTTTAGTATATAATATTTTTTTGCTTAAATAGACGTCTCTATTAAATATATGTAGTGAATAAAGCGCTCTATAAAAGTACACGAGATATATTCTTTCCACGTGCAGTATATCCGGACCCACGACGGGTAATAAAGCAATATACATCCAACCTGGAACAAGGGTTTATGGTTAACAATATTGCCGCTTTAAATGGTATTGAGGATCAAAAAAATAATAACTTTAGTTTAAATTATATTACGAAACCTAGCTTATTAACTGAATTTACTGAGACAGCTGTTATTGAGAAGGCGTTTAATACAATAACAACTCGACTTGAGTTTAATAGAGAAAGTCTAACTGATTCTAAGTTTGTATACATTTATACTACTGCAAACCTTGTAGGTGATGTGGCTTCTAATAATCAACGACCTGTTGGAATACAAAACGAAAATACAGGCGCGTTTAAAAATAATTATTTTTATGAGTTAGAGTTAATAAATAATTACTTTGCAAGAGTACGACATAATGATGGTAGATTTGATTTTTTTCTTAACTGGGACGAAGCTGATAATAGATTAGGTTTCATACGATCTTTTGACGACACTATTGAAGATACAAATATTGAGACTAGTGAGATGTTTCGTTATAGTCTTGATGATCGCGGCCGTTTACACCTATTTAAAAAGAGCACTACAGGAGATTTGTTTGTATTAAACATGGTAGATACGGATATACAGATGGTTCAAGTAGACCCAACAATTGGTGTTAGACCATCTGTTACAAATACAATTTACACAGATTATAAGCCTATATCTATTAATCAATCACAAAACAACGATTTTGTATCATATAAGACCGGGCAGATTAACTCACTTAATATTAATATAGATAAGAGTATTTTTAATCAACCAGGTCAATACTTATTTCATAGTGAGTATAATAATATAAACGTTGATAGTAAAACTATCGAGTTTAATTTTATTACACTCGACACAAATAGATCAGAGTATAATTTTATTAAACGTGGTACTAACTTACTTGACGCTCGAAACGACGTTCCAACGTTTAATTATAGAAAGTACAATACACTCGACACGGGAGTAGATGAAGAAGGTGGTAATGATAAACTATCTCTACTTTATACATTATATGATAAAGACATTTATATACAAAATGGTGCGACTACTTTCTTTACAGCACCTTCGTCAATTTACCCTTACGCTAAACTTAATATAAACGATAGTACATTTGTGAAAAACGGTGCTTTTAGTGGACCAGTACCAATATTAGCAGATAAAGTCTATTTAAGACAAGATAAACGTAACACGTATAAAAATGGTAGGTATCTATGCACGTGGTTATCAGGTAGTAGCTTAACTTCACCAAGCGTCTGGGTAGATAGATATTACTATCCAGATATACTAGAAAAGGACGTGGCGTTAAGTAAAGTACCTAAGTATAAAGCATCATTCTTAGATCATGTTGATCGTGGTATTATAGAGCAGAGTCAGAAAAACAGTATTGAGAGTCGTGGATTTTTTGATAAACTTAGCGACTTAGTTATAACACCTAATAGCTCGTTAAAGTATGAGCGTGTTGGTAATACAGATATAGAAGATATAGTTTATAACTCTAACCCACTTTTATCAAGTTTTGATACATGTATAACATCTAGGCCACTTAGGAATATTAGTAATTACGATAATTTAGGTGATATAACAGAAAATTACTGTAAGTCTCAAAATACCTCTGATATTACCTTTGATGGTACCTTTTATAGTAAGTTAAGTGTTTACGAGGCAATTAATAAAACAAAGACGTTTACTATTTCACTTGATATGTTTATTGATCCTGATAAGCAGTATGGTTTTCAGATACTCGGTAATAATACTAATAAAGGTTTTGGATTATTCCAAGACTTAACAGTAACACCCTTTATTCATATTGTTAATAACAATGATCTCAATATTTATAATACAAGTGGTGTGTTACTAAATACAACGACATTTACTAGTAACATAAAAGATGTATATAAACGGTCTGCTTTACGTAACTTTATTGTTACATGTGTTGATGGTAGCATTTTTAGGGTAGATGCAAAAGGAAATAAGTTAAAGCTTGATGTAACTAACATTTTAGGTTATATAAACTCTTATATGGAGGATGATTATATATATTTTCTTTTTAAGAATAATATTGTACAAAAGCTAGACTTAACTAAGTTAAGCATTGAAGAGGTAGAGTGGCGGTCATTTGATGCGTATAATGGTGTATTAGATACATCGGGTGTAAATACCGGTACACAAGTTTTCTGGTATGAAAATATTTTTGTACATAAAGATATTGTATACTTATTACCTGGTTGCGATATGGTATGGGAAACAGAAGACGTTCTATTTTATACTATAACTTCAAGAGCAAGTAATGGTGACGAGGTAAGTAATATTATTAAACATGACCTTACAAAAGAGCCTGTATTGTTTTACAGCTTACCAGGTAATATCTCTAATTTAACAATAAAATACGAGGCAGGTATAAACCTAATATATGTTACTATTGATAATAAGCTAATTTCCATAACAACACAAGGTGTTGTACAAAAAGAAATTGACTTCAACTCTTTAGATGATGAGTTTAACGGTGGTGAGGGTCTAGAAGTAGAAGATGTTATCGATTTTACTGGTGGTAAAATCTTAAACATAGATACAATACACGAGTACGTTGAGGGCGGGTTAAGCGAGACACGTATAGTGTTACTTCAGACTACGGCAGATGGTTCAATTGTTTTTGACGGTAATACTATTTTAAGTGATGTTAATCAAGAAACATACAAACACACCCCATTAACGAATTACAACATATTAAATTATATTTACGACAGTAAATCTTTAGACTTCAGACTTACACTTAAAAATAACTTTGACTCGGAAGATATCCGCGCTGAAGTTATAAATTATAGTATATCTGACATTGATAAAGGTTGGCATACACTAACATTTAGTTTGGATAGCATTGTAGGTGTTGCAACCTTGCATGTGGATGGTATACAATACGAGGAAATAGTGTTTCCACCAGGTAAATATAACCTCCATGATATTTTTAATGATGAGCTTTTTGTTGGAACAGCAGGATTTTACAATGGCTTTGATTTATCTACATATCTTAAACAGCCTGGTTACTATTATATAAATGACCTACAAATTAAAAATATGCTCGTTTATAATAGACCAGCGGATAAACCGTTAATTTACGCTTTAAGCCTATTAGACGGTAGTGTTGATGAGTTAGTTCTCTCTTTACCACAGGGACAGAGAAACAATAAAGCAACTATTGAACGTTTTTATAAGTTTGGTAGAAATAACTCCTCAAAGAAAATTGATATTGTTGTCAATAATTTTAATATAGAAGATGAAGATATTAAATCGCAAATTAAGCTTAACATTATGAACGACGCAGCTGATATTTTACCTGTTGGAGTGGAAATTAATAATATTTTATTTACAAAGTAATGGATTATACATCATATAAACAAATATATACACACGGTGACTTATACACCCTTAGTGGTAAACCATATACTGGATTTATCCAGTATAAAGATGGTGTGGTGCTAGCATCAGGAAGTAGTTCTGATACTTTAGTACCTAACAATTCATACGGCACGAGCTTATTTGCTTCAGGTATTTTTAAAGATAGAGTTATTAAAGACGAAGGTATACAGCTACCTTCAAGTAATTCTGAATGTACATTTGGCTTAAACGAAACACTTAACTACGAAACATTTAAATATAAGCTCGAAAATATTAGACGTAATATAACATATATGTATAGTCGTATGTTTATAGCTTCAAATAACTTACCAGCTGCAAACAAAATTACTTATGCAGGTCTTACGAAAATATATGATCAAGAGCTTACTACTACAACACTAGATAGAAACTTCCCGTCTGTTGATAATGCTATTAGTTTTTATGATAGTGATGAGTTTCAAGAGTTAGCAAATATTTTCGACGTTACAACGCAGATTAATTACGAAGACTCTACAAAGTTTACTATGTTCTGCGCGTCATCAAGCCTTTTTATAGCAATCACAGGTAATAATGACAATTTAAGTATTGTTGAGACAAGCTCTGCTTATGAAACTTTATCATCTAACACCCAGAACTTTGGTGAAATAGGCGGTATAGCATCAAATAAAGATAGTTTGTTTATTTCTGACAAGCAACACAATATTATTTTAAAGTATGATATCAAAGGTTTTGTAAATAACGACGTAGCGTTAAGTAATAAAAGATATTTGCAGGAAGTACTAGGTGGTAAAGGAAGTATAGATAGAAGAGCAAATCTTAGCAGACCTGGTGCTATAGCTTGTAATGGTAGTGATATTGTTGTATATGATAGTGGCAATTACTGCTTGAAGGTCTTTACGGTCGATTTTGATTATAAAACGACATTTAGTATATTTAGATATAGGCCAAATCGACGTGATCAAGAAATCTTTAGGGCTATGGCTTTTGATCCTGATTTTGGTACACTCTATATTTTAAATAGTTTACAAAATAATAGATTACGCCTATATAGGTTAAATATTGAAACTCAAAAATTCGATACCACAGAAATTAGCGATATTTTAGCAGATGATGAGGTAGTTAATACTATTTCCTTTTCTAAAGTTGATAGTAACTTTTGGTATTATAGTACAAATAAGCAAATATATAAGAAGTTTAAAACTCGTCCTGAAGAAACTATTGGTTCCTTTAATGAAGGTAGCTTAATTAACCGCGCTAGTATTACAAATAATGAATTTGAAAATAGGTGGAATTATCAAAACGTTCAATGGTTAGGTGCTGGTTTCTTATGGAATAAAGAAGGTACAAGTACTAATGTAAATGGTAGCACAGCAAACGCAATACAGTCTCAAAACTTTAAAGGTTTCAATATTCTACTAGGTTCAGATGGTTTTGATAAACAGATTATTTTTACAAAGTCTAGAGTTTACTTCTTTGACGAACCTACAACAACTGCGTACACACGCGTTTTAACAAAACCTAATTATCAAAACTATAGTACAGGTAATTTCTCTTTAAGTCCAAAAGAGTATATACAAGTAGCTACAATAAACGCTGAGCTATACAAACTTTTGCAAGATTTATTTATATTGCGTGATAATATTGTAGGTCGTTTTTCCGGTCGTTACGTTAACGGTGATATTATTTTAGATAGTTATAATTATAATATAGATTTTGATGACTTACGCGCTGAGAATATAGAAGACTACTTTTTACATCATAATGAAGAGAATACAGTAGGTGGTTTAAATCGCATTCTCAATAAAGCATATAATTTACAAACAAAGCTAATTAATATTAGTAATACTGATACACAAGATGAAGTTAATTTGAGCTTAGCAGTATTACCAGATCCACCATTAACGGAAGCTCTTAAAATCACTAAAACAACAGATAAACCAGGTCCGTATAAAGTCGGTAGTAACATTACCTATACAGTTACATTATCCAATAATACAGAGGATCCAATTAATGATATTACACTTACTGATACACTTTGTTCGAGCTTATTTGATATAGAGGATCCACTTGATGTATTTAATACTGGTATTACTTTATCACCACGAACTTCAACCAGTATTTATTATAAATATACTGTTACAAATAACGACGCTTTACAGACACGAGTTTCAAACATAGCTACAGCTTCTAGCCCACGAAGAGGTACAGTAGCTGCAGAATCTACAGTAGGTGCCTTGTTTTTAGAAAAGACTTTAAAGGTTAAAAAGAAAACAACAACACAAGGACCGTATTATGTTGGATTTCCGATTAGCTATCAAGTCGATATCACAAATAACGGAGATGTAGCTGCTGAAAATATCTTATTATTTGATAACCTTACGAGTGATAATAACATCGACGTAAAGACCTACAATACGGATGATTTAATTATTGAATCAGACCCACTAAAGTTAATTCAAGGGCAGGGAGTTTTACAGCCGGGAGAATCCACGACTGTTAAATATAAGTTTAAACCTGAAAGGCGTGGTAACCTTACAAACTTTGCCACTGTTACTTCATTTGACGATAAATCGTTTGCTTCGAATGAAGTAGAAATAACACCTATAAACTGCATTGATGGTATGGATGTAGTTTTCTCTATTGATTACACCGGTAGTATGAGGAACATTATCAATAGTGTCAAGAATGGTGTCAAGAATCTTACTGACACTCTAAGCACTTTATCTAACGATAATTATAGATTAGCGTTAAACACATCAGATGAAATAACTACTGGTAACGCAAGTAAGATATATAATAGTAATTCAGACTGGGCTAATTTACCGGCTGACCAAAAGTACTTCCAGTATACAGGTTATAAAAGAAGAAGTCGTAATGGTTACTTTTTACTAACAACATGGTCACCTCTTAGTGAAGATGATGATGCTTTTGTATATAGGTTAAATCGATTAGCTAGTGAAGTGAGGCTTGGTTACGGTATTAGCTCTATACCTGGTGATGTTTCACTACAAAAAATAATCGATGATAATTTCGCCGGGGTGTTAAGACCTAATGTTGCAAGATATATTATCTTTATTACAGATACATATTTAGGTACTGCTGGGGTATTTAGATCAGATAACAGAGCTCGTGTCGATCAAGTAATAGCATCAGCAGTTAATAAGGGTATTAAGATATTTGTAATAGGGCCAGGTGTAAACAGGGATGGTATTTGGCGAGAAATAGCTGAATCAACGGGTGGTAGTGTTAATAGTTCCGGTGATGCTACATCAATTATAAACGAGATAACGCAGAGCTGTCAATAAATAATAACATCAATGAATAGTTTTAACATTAAAGATCTAAATTTTTCTGTTGTTAATACAGAGCTTTCTGATCAAGAAAGTGTGAGGGATCAAGGTACACCTTTTTCGTTTTTAGATTTTATACAATATCTACAAACGGAATATGCTCCCGATAAATATAGCTCGTTGTATACATCGTATTTAAAGCTTTGGTATAAGAGACAAACTGATAGTAAGTCGGATCAAAAGAAATTATTCAAAGAGTACTATAAACAATTTATTCAGGAAATAATATTAACGTTTACAACTGAAACAGAAAAAAGTTTCCTACAAAAAATAAATTACAATGATGCTCATGACTTAGATATTGCGATACCATTTTATGCGAACAAGCTAACCGAAGTTGCTACATTCTATAAAAGTAAACGTGAGGAGGGTAAGTATGTTATTACTAAAAACAAAATAAAGGGTAGCGTAACAGGTATTGAACGTGCTATTTTCGATAACATTTATAATTATGTAATTAATTCTGAGGACGTACTACTTACTTATGGTAGCAGTTTATCTTCTATTACACGTGATTTTGGTATTAGCTTACAAGAGTATATAGATGTGTATGGTGATTATTTCGATTTATCTAATGATAAAGACGAACAGGCATTACGTAAGCAGCTCTTTAACGATAACTCAATTAAGATAGATACAGATTACTTTTTTGATCCAGATGCTTTAAAGGTACTTAAAAGTAATTCGTTTATTAGACCTATAAAGAACTTTAAGATAACTCCACCGGAGTTATCACAGCAAGATATTAGCTCTGTTTGTACGCCCGATGATAGCTTTTTAGATGAACTTAATGACGTTTATACAAAGGGTGGTTTAACACTAGCACAAGTTTATAAGCTCAAAAGACAGTTTATAACAAAATACATATCAAGTGACTTTTACTATATTGATACAACAGGTACATCACCTGTTTCAGGTTTACTATTTCAAGCTGATACCCCAACTAATAACCTACTAAACATACAATCAAGTGACATTGCAGCGGTGGCAAGTAATGAGCAAGTAATGTTACGTGATGTTGGCTTATTCTTTAAGCCAGATGATATTGGACTATTTAAATTAAATTCTGTAAAAAGTTCGTTTGAGCTTGATACGACGGCACTTGAAACAGATAATATCTACATCTTTCCAGACCCAGAGGTCTATGGTAATGTTGGTGTTAACTCACTCAGTTCTTATCCTTTCTTATTTACATTTGATTTTAGAGATAACATACGTAATGTAAGTAGTAATGTAGCATACGGTGATCCAAAAATAACTAACAAAAACTTAACCTTCGAGCCTTATTCGACAAAGCAGCGTGAAACACAAGAATTAAACACTCTAAACAGTCTTGGGTATAATCTTAACTTTTCAGATTTGTATAATAATGGAGTAATACGTAAAATATCGTATGACTGTTTCGGTAATGAGTATGCATTGTTTAAACCTGAAAGACTAGAAGATAGGCAGAGAGTATCACAAGATACTGTTTTAAGTGTACTTCTAGATGGTCATACATTTTACGATGATGTGTTTAATGAAGGTTTTGATTTTAATTATGACACTGCAGAGTGTAGATTTAAGACTATTAGATCTGGTTTAGAAACAACAACAAATTCATTTACAAGTTTAGAAACTGAATCTCCTTACTATTTGTTTTTTAGGAATTTTCTGCCATATGAAGATTTAAAGGGTGAACGCTCATGTAGTGTTGAAGACTCTGGAGGTTTTGATGAAACACAAGAAGTAGATCAAAAGATTGTTTCGTTTAAGGATGGTGGTGACTTTACTCAGTCAGATGGTACTGCATTACCAGACCCTGTTAAAACAGATGATCCTAGGTATCCATCATCAGATAACTACTACTACCAGACATTTGTTAATTGTAAGACGTATAACGACGACATACGTGATTTTTATGTGTGTGGTAGATTTGCAGATAGATTTAAATACGAGCAACCGACAGATAACACGGCAGATATTCAATTCTTTAATGAAATTTTTGACGAAAACAAAACAGCATTGCAAGAAAACAACTCTGTATCTAGTGCGAGTACTAATGTAGGTAGGTTGCTTGAAGCTGGAAACTTATATGTAAAGGATCAAGGAACAGGATTATCACAACCTATTATTAATGCACTTTCTACAACCCTGTCAAAGTATAGTGAAGAAATTATAAATGATATATCTATAAACTTAATTGATTTTGATATTATAAACGATAGTATCATTTTAGAAACACCTAACACACTTCTTATAGATAAGATTGGGTATAAGGACGGTTCATTTGTAAAACCAAATACGTCAAATACTTTAGTTTCAGTAAATAGTGCCGATAACCTTAGCGTTTGTTCGAATAGATTATTCATTAATAAGGTAGATACACCCAATAGTGACGGTGTTATTTTGTTTGCAGTATTTAAGACTCTTAAAACCGATCTTGCAACCGGTAGCTTATTACCACCAAATTATTGGTACATTTACCCTGAAATATATCAATATGATATAACAAATAATACTACTGTTAAGATATTTCCTGAGAATGAAAAACAGGCTGATCTAGTAAGTTTTAGAACGAGTTTCGGTACTGTTTCAGCTAACTTTACACCAGAAAAAATTAAAACACCTAAACTTGCGTATAATAGCATGCACAATAAGGTAAAGCTATCTTATGTACTACTAGATCAAAATAATCTAACACACTTACATGATTTTCTTTTTGAGTGGAGATCAGGTGTTTTGACTCTAAATAACGTTACACGTTTTTATGATAAGGAGGTAGTATTACGCACTACATCCTTCACACCAAGTACTACGTTTACAACACTTTGCACTTCACCTATTGCTGCATTTACAAATTTCGACATTAATCAAAATCAACTTTGCATATTATGAGCAATATTATTTCTATAGCGTTAGATTCATCTCAGCCTAACCAAACAATATATAACGATCCAATAACTTATAAAGGGTCGACGGATGTTGAGTTTGACTTGTCCAAAATATCAGAAAAGAAAAGCTCAGCTCTTAACATTACAATTGACTGGGGTGATAGTGAGATACGTGAATATTATTCAAAAGCTGTAGCAGCAACTGCTTCTGAGCAGTCTATATTTAGAGAGGTAACTGAAGGCTTATTAGGTGGTAGTATTTTAAATAAATATAAACATATTTATGCACCTACAGAGACTCACATTAATGAGTTATCAGCGCAGGTTTTAATTAATTTTGACGATGGTAACTATACATTAATTGTTCAACCTCTAATACTAGTACAAGAATCATATTACGATAACATAAAGGAGTTTTTAATTAGCAGTTTGAGTGTTCATGATGAGTCTTACGGTTCTGTAATTAACCTACAAAGTAAATATACCGAACAAACATGGCCTGTTGTTATAGGCTCTAACATACTTAAACCACCAGAACTATCAGAGGATGTTATATTCCCTTATGATATTGAGTTTGGTGAAACAATCGCTGGAGGTGGTGGCACTGGAGGCGGTGGCACTGGTAGTGGTATTGACGATACTGGTAGTACAATACCACCAGTTAGCTTACCCTATGATATAACTAACACAATACCCTATGATATATCTAACGTACCACAGTCAGTGTTTATTGACCCTTTAGGTTTTAATTTATAGGTTACCGAGCTTAACCTCTGTCTCTATATCATGTTTCATAGCTGGGAACCGTTCTTTAATATATTTCTCAAAAGCTAATGGTTTAACCCACGAACCATCACTCTGAGGAACACCTGCTTCTTCAAGCTTTTCACTAACCTTTTCAATACCTTCAAGCAAGCACGCCCAACGTACAAACTCTTCTAATTGCATTACCTTTTTAGTTCCGTCTTTTAAGTTAAACTCGAATGTTTTCATATTTATTATACTATGATTATATCAACGTTCCTTTTGTTGTAGTAACTCATCAAATGTCTTGTTAATACTGTTAACAGGTTCAGTAAGTAAAGTTGGTGTAATCGTAATATCAGCTTTAAATTTATTACCACAAACACTACAATCAAACACATTTTCGATTGAAGCAAATAACGACGCTTCGAATTTGTTTTTACCACAAGGGCATTCAATATTAACTAAACTCATATCTAACAACTCATCAACTTCAGCCTGGTACATATCTGTTAGTTGTTGTTCCTTGGATATCTTTTTTGAAGATAGTGAAAACGCCAAAATAATTTGAATAGCGTAGGAAAGAGAGAACATCTCCCAAAACCCAATGATATTTCTTAACCCGTACGCAAATAAAGTAGATAGTGCGGCAGTAATAAATAACGATTTTAATATAATCATATACCTATTTTAGCTAGATCATTAGGAATATCAAGCACTATTTTATTAATATCATCTATCTTATTCTTAATAACATCTAAAGCATGGTGATTTATTTCACTGTTTTGCTCTGCGTGCTTAACCATATTTCTTACAGTAGTTAGAGATACAAACGTATCACCTAATATTTTTTCAATACCATCTAATTCATGTGGTAGCTTTAGTCCAGCTTTCTGGTTTATCTCTTCGTGTTTATACATAGATAATTGATCATCGACAGCTCCCTGACTATATTTGATATTTTTATCATTAAAACCTGTACCATATGGATAATAACCGTTATTCATGCTATAAAATATTTAAGCAGAGCATAAATAATATTATGACAAAGTTTGAAAAAAAGGTTCTTTAGTGTGTTATCAGAAGCTGATGGTGAAAATCCTGACTTAGAGGCAATGGAGGCAACATTAGATGATGATGTTAGTGCAGATGAATTTGGTGCTGAAACTCCTGATGTTAGTGACGTTGATAGTTCAGCCATGGCTGCAGCTCAGGCTACTAGCGATCTTGCAGCTAAGATGCAACAAGAGCTTGAAGGTTGGGTGAGTGAGATGGATGGTTTCCTTCATAAGCTTAACGGACAAGAAGGTTCTATTCAAAGTGTTCTAGCAAATGCTGAAGCTGACACCATTTTTGATCGTATGAAGCAATCTGAGCAACGTAAAATTACGCGTGTCGCGACAGAACTTGCATCCTTAACTGAGTCATTTAGAGGTTATCTTGCACAAACTGATAACCCTCAATTCAGAGGTGTATAGTAGACTGATACTGTTTAATTTCAGATAACTTTATAATACCCTTGAGACCCTCAAGGGTATTTTTTTGGATAAATTCATGCTTTATCTCATCTACCTTACAAGCCATTGCAATATCATTAAAGTCTTTAAACTTCTTACCAAACTTCTCAGGCCATATAAACACCTTCTCTCCTTGTTTAAGCAGCGCCTCAGACTTTATTAATGATGCTCTATCAACCCACTGAGAATCAAGTATCCACACAGTATCATAGAATCTCAGGGTTGTATCTAACTGCTGTTGTTGTCTAGCAGTAAATGATCTACCATTCTCAGTAATACCTGCGACAGCTACTGAGTTCTTAGTGAAAAAGGCATTAATAGGACCTTCAAATATATAGACTGTATCATAATCACCTGTTACCTTATCAATATTGAACAACGTCTTTTCGCTATTTACCTTACCTAAGTACTTAGGCTTTGTCTTATTATCACGTGTTAATACAGTTCTTGTCTGGTAGAACTCAATCTGATGATTCTCATTAACGAAAGGTATAACCAACCTATTTTTATGGACATTATCAACAAGTGAAAAATATAAGTTAGTTGGTCTATTTACTGCCGTATCTAATCTACGATGCTTAATTAAACCAAGTGCGGAACGTACATTATCATTATTTTTATAAAAGTTTACTTGCGATACATCAGATAAGTTAATACTATCTTTAGGTAGAGTCTCAACATTAACTAATTTTACCTCTTCGTCTTGCTTTAAAACATCATCTACATCTGGTGTATAGTCTTTAAGTTCCTTAATTATTTGAGTATCAGATACATTAGCAACTTCCTTAATCCAACGCATTGGTTTTCCAGACCAGCCGCAGTTATGACAAAATATATTATCGTTTTTAGGTACATAATAACACCTACGCTTCTTATTAAGTGACTTACCCTCTCTACATAACGGGCAACCACACTGATATACATTATTAAACTTGTTATAGATAGGTCTATAACCAAGCTCATAAAATTTTATTACTACATAGTCTTCAGGTAGCTTCATCCTAATATCGATTGTAGCTTATTACCTAACAAAAACAAGGTATGCCATGATTCTTGCTTATTAAGAATCCGATGAAAGTCTCGCTGCTTACATTCTTCAATAAAGGAACTCCAATTAGAAACAACAGGCACATCTAACTGATCCTGATAGTATTTACTTTCTTCACGCATCTCGTCGATCTTATCGAGTGAGAAGAGTGAGAAGTTAGTATCAAATGTTTGTTGTTGTTCCTCATTAAGTGTTATTTCACCCGCTAGATACTTTTGTACACGAACTTTACCAAACCCTGGTATACCAGGGACATTATCTGACTTATCACCCTTAAGACACTTAGCAGTCATCCAGTCATCATGTGTATTACCTGTCATCTCCTCGAACTTATCATAGGTAAATTCTTTCTTACGTATAGGGTCAAATAGAAATGTTTCTTTATTGACTAACTGTAGAAAGTCCTGATCAACCGACACAATTACTTTACTACCTAGAGTATTTTTACATATATAAGCAACAATATCATCTGCTTCAAGCTCTCTAGGAAATATAGAAGGAACACCTAAATAAGATAACATTGTTTTGATAGTATCATTATTTTCATGAGGAGTACTATCCTTTGTTCTATTACCTTTATAACCAGCAAACTCAGTCTTACGAGTATTAACCTGATAATCTAACTTCTCATCCCAAACAGTTATAGTCTTATCAGGCTTATACTTGTTTACATAAGAGTATATAGCATTGAGAGTAAAGTAAATATGTAAATTAGTTAGATTTACGTCTGCATTTCGACCAGCTTGGTTCTTTGCAGTCCACCAAGTTCTATGCACAAGATTGTTTCCATCAATTATTAGAGTCTTCATTTTTATAGTATTGAGCTTTAGAGACCTTATACACATTACGTGGTAGTTTCTCTGATAATGTAATTATACCAGTGTTCCTTCCGTGTTCAAATGAATCTTTTGGAACTTTAGTATTTTCCATATCTGGTAATCTAAGACAACCAACAAACTCGTCTGTTATTTCTATAATAACAAACATCTGACCGACAAAATCACCGGTCTCAATACCATAAATTTCACCTTTTTTATATGAGGTCTTTACCATCTATTACTTTATAACCTGTTCTTTGATAAAAGTACTTTAAAATTAAAGTATCTAAAGCATCATTTTGTTGCGGCTTTGTCGATCCTTGAAACGATATAGGTTTACCTTCAAAATCATACCCAACTACTATAAAGCTATCAAGAAACTCCGCCATGACTGCACATAACGTATCAGCGAGTTCTTGATGGTCTTTATATTCCTTCTTATCTTCTATATTTACTTTTAACGCCTCTTCTATAAGATTACGCAAAGCATCATCATTATTATCACTATCTTTACTCATCACCTTTATTTATATCTACTCGGGTAGATACACCACAATCAAGCAACTTTCTAACTACTACCTCAATAGAGTCTGTTTTGAGGCTATAGCCTTTTTTGAAGTATTGATTACCGTCATCAAATTCAAATAAATACTCACCCTTAAATGGCTTATTTTCAAAGCACGTAATAAACACAGACGAGTTACCGGGATCGACTAAAATTGACCACTTTCTCGGATCTGCCGCACTATAATTATTAAACACTCTTACTGTTTCGAAGTTACTATCACGTAATCTTTTGATAAAATAACCGGCTGTCTTTAGTTTGTTTTTTGTATGTCTATTAATCATTGCGTTAAGGAAGAAATTATATACTTTAATTTAATACAGTCTGTATCATTATCAATAACAACAACACCATATTCTGTATTAATATTACATTTATACTCGCTACTTACTGCAGAGAGTAATCTAATATTATCAAAGTTAACAGGAGTGGACTTTAGCTCAGTATCACTACTACCTACAGTTATAGAATAATTATCTGTGTTATGTCTAGACTTATCTGTAAGATCAGCTTTTACTGAGCCATCTTCTGTGTAGAAATATACTTTATTAGTCTCAGAGGCAAACGTACTACCTTTTAGAAGCGATTGTACGATTTCTCTATTAAACTCGAAGTTAACATCAAACTTAAAGCTTCTAATTTTATCTACGTTAAGTCCAGGTTTAGTTAAAAAGCCTTCTTCAAATAAGTGATATTTAAACTTAACGTCACTACCTCGATACTCAAGATTATTAGAGTTGATAGTAAGTATCACCTCATCATCATGTAGTGTATCAATTACTCTTTGAAACTTCTTAATATCTGGTACATTAATAGTAGTAGTTATATCAAAGTCCGACTTAAACTCAGATAACAATACAAGTGTATTATCAATAGACGAAACCAAACAGCTCATACCACTTGGAGTTATTTCAAAAATAGCGCTATCGTTTATTCTTGAAACAGAATCCAAATATCTTAGAAATTCACTGCGGTTTTTTATTTTTAGCTCTCTTGGCATTATACTTTGATTTTATACTACTATCTCTAATTTCAACTAATATTTTATTTTGATTCTCAAGCAGTTCAATAATTTTATCAACCTTACTAGGCTCACTAAGATCAAACTCCATTTGATTAGGGTCATTAAGCTGCTCGACAGATGTTTGTACAGGCCCCGGAACAATAACTTGCTCTTGTTGAGCTTGTGCTAATTCAGCTGCAGCTTGTTCTGGTGTTACAACATTAGCTTGCACTGGTAATGGTTGCACTGGTTCTGAAGACGGTGGTGCTTGCTGTGGTTGATGTGAAGCTGGTGTTGAGGTTGATCTAAGCACTTGTTCAAACTGTTTTTTTACTTCATCAGACTTGGGTTGCAGGTTTGTGGATTGACCTACAAGCATTTGATCTTGCTGTTTAGTCTCTCCATAAACCTGCCCCATAAACTTCAGAAGGGTATTTCTTTCTTCTGGTTTCATATTTTACAGATCTTTAAGTAGGTCGTCAATTTCATCATCTACTGAACTTGATGATGTTTCGTTCACAGTAGGTACTGATTCAACTTGCGGTGTAGATGTAGGTACTACAGGAGCAACTGATGCTACCGTAGCAGCCTCTTCCTCTGAACCATCTTTACAATAATAATGTTCGTCAAGCATCTGCTTAAGATCGTCTGCAGACTTAATAGGAAATACCTCTTTAAGGTCATATACATCACCGTATACTTTCTCCTGCTCTTCAGCTGACAAGTCAATCTTTCCAGCGGTAGTAAATCTAGATGATACGTAAGTCGGGTAATCACCTTGCTGCTCAACCTTCACCTTAAAGTTAACACCATCAGCTCCTAGATCAAATACCCGAGCGCCGAACTCCTCTGCGTCTTCACCCTCAATTGCCTCAGTAATGATCTTATGTAGTTGCTTACCGTAACGTAAAAGCTTTACCTTACCATTATTATCTGGGTTAGTAGGATCATCTACTACATAAACATTAACAAGCCACTTCTCCATACGTCTAATAGCTTGTGACTTCTCTTTCTCTTCATCTGTACCCATTCGTGAGTCTTTATAACGAGCTTCTGCAATTGGGTCACGCTCACCAAAGGTTTGTGGTGATAGTGCTTGAACATATTGACCGGTAGCAAACGATACCCAGCCGTGGTTATAATAATGGAAGAAAGTATCTTTAGGTGACTTAGCATAAGGTAGTAACCTAACTGTATAGGTATTACCCGGTCGGCACTGAATAATTTCGGTATAGTTATTTTGATTTGTTTTGCTTTCTGCAAGTGCCCCTTTAATGGACTCGAACATCGATGTATTGAATGTACTCATGATTTAATTTTAATTTATTTTTGTTTGTTTTCAACTAGTTTAGTTTTAATAATTTGCTTCCCTTTTCTTGCTTTATGTTTTAGTATACTAGAGCCTGTAAACTTAGTTCTTGTCTTTGTGTATAGGTTCCAGAAGTCGCTAATAATAAAATTAAGAATAGGTGTCTCAACAGATTTTATTATAGCATCAACCTCCAGTAAATGCAACGTATAAAAGTTAATCTTATGCTGTTTTAAATGTGTAAGTATTTGTGGAAGATTGCTATCCATACTCTTAATATACTCCTCTAGTGTTAAGTTATTAGCCTTACAATGCTGATATATAAAAGAAAGGCACTCCTTTATTTTAGATATTGAAGAGTCACTATCTGGATCCTGTGTCTCCTTTTTCTTCATATACATTGAATAACACTTAAGAGCCTTTCTTGTCGTAAAGAAGTGTAAGTCAAAATACTCACTATCACTATATACTTTATATGGTGATATAAACCAATCCTGTAGGTTAATATGTTTATACCTGTGAAAGAAGGATGAAAGTTTCTTTAAGCATACTATATCCTTTTCAGCTAGGTTATCGAAGTTGTTCCTAAATCGAGTAGGTTTATTTTTTACACTTCTAGATGTATATAAGTGACTGTTGTATATCTGCTCTTCTTTTTTTGAAATCATAGATCAATATTCTTATTAGCGTTCAAGTACTTTGTAATGTACTTGGACTGAGCTATAGAAGGCTCAAACCCTAAGAATATTTTAACTAGTTCAAAGTTATTATCAACTGATAAAAGGTCTTTTAGTATGCTTCTCAACCTTTCTTCTTTTAATACAAGTACAAATATGTTTTGAAGTGATAGTTTTTTACCTTTTAAAAGCGTGCAATATGTACAGAAGCAAAGAAGTAAATGTTCAGCCTCCGCATCCATTATAGATTTTGTTGGTGAATTATTTGATTGTGATGTGTTTAACATGGTAAAAAGTTTTTAGTTAGATTAGCAAATTCATCCGTTAGCTTACCACCAGCGATTGCTGGTGATCCACCACCTGCACAGAACGCCTTAGCTAATACACTAACATCAGCTTCACATTCTTTTGAACGTCTAAACGATACAACTTTTGCATCTAAATTTATGACAATTCCAATATCAGCTTTCTTTCTAGAAATTATAAAATGAGCTACTTCACTAACTGCATAATCAGCAAATATAGATACAACCTTATAGTCTTTAATTGTACCCATATAGATCGGACCTTGAAGCTGGTCTCTAAATTTCTTTATAAAAAGCTTTATACCGTTTTTCTCATGTGGGGTATATGATCTAAACCCACCGTAGAAAGCTTCAATAAACTTATCAACCTTTGGCTTATTGTATGTTTTATGAATTGCGTTTAATTTGAGAGAGTCACTATATTGAAGCTTGTAGCTATCATAATCATCTATGTATTTTATCAACTCGTCTTGTTGTGATGTTAGCTTTATAACACTACTAAATTTATCTTTAAGAAGCTTAATACATGAAGTATACGGTTCAATTATAGCTTTAGCATTTTTATATTGCGTCACTTTCTTTGAGTGTGGTATATGATGATCTACAATAACAAAATTTGACCTATCTACAACTTCTATTTGCTCAGGTGATAGATCTAAATCAAGAACAAAAACCTTATCAAAATGGTCAAGTGTATGCTTTCTATTATTAATCTCATTAGTAAAACTTAACTCACTCGTCTCTATAACAATAAAGTCTACGATCTTAGTATTATATAACCATTTTATAAACAGTGCAGAACCTGCACCATCAAGATCGTTATCTGTAAAGACTAATATATTCACTCATTATATTTATACCACCTTTACTATCTTGCAAGGCCTGCTAACGCATTAAGTGTATCATCATCATCATCTTCAAGGTCAACATCATCAGCCTGCTCAATGGATAGTGTAGGATAATCGATTCTCATAGCTTGAGTCATACCTCTAGCACCGTACCTGTTCTTCATCATACCCAATCTAATAATCTCCATCTCACGATCCTCCTCATTCTGATAAATAGACACAATGCAGTCAGCAGTTGCAGCCAGGCCTATAGATTCCGATATAGTAGCTAGCTCGGGGTTATCTTGATCAAATCCAGATCGATTTAACTGAGTAGCTGATATAATAGGACACTCAAATACATATGACATAGCACGTACTTGCTCAGTTACATGCTTAATACGTTCATATGAATTACTACCTACAGATGAGTTTAATAAGTTAAGATAGTCAATTACAATAGCATCTAATTTAATTCCTTTATCCTCAAACTTCTTTATATATCCTTTAAGTTGATTAGGTGTAATAGTTGATGGTGGAAACTCTTTAATAAACATCTTACCCTTCTCCTGATTAATCGTATGCTTAATAGTAGGACCATTATGACGTAACTCCTTCATAGGTATTTTAGTAACATTCGAACAAATACGCTGAGCATATAGCAGTTCAGCCATCTCTAACGTTACAAGTAACACATTTTTACCTTGACTAGCAATATTATGAGCGATATTACCTAGAAATATAGACTTACCGATATTTGTTTCACCAGCAAAAACATACAAAGACTTACCATTCTCTAAGAAACCACCACCGAGATGTTCATCTAACCACTCCCACTTTGAGGGTATAAATCTCTGCTCTGAATTTAGGTCATCAATAAGTAAGTCAATCTCATCATACATGTTATAACCTAAATCAGTTACTAGACTTATATTACAAGACTCCTCAAACTTCTGCAGTACATCAGATGTATCAACTTCACCCTTTGAAACATCTTCAGCTACATTTAGCATAGTATGATATACAGCCTTCTCTTTAAGAAACCTTTCTGTGTTATCATATAACTCATCTTTATCTAGATTCTTATCTATATTATTAAATGACTGAACTAACTCCTTAAATGAGCTTTTCTGATCATCAGTAACAAGGTAAGTCTTTATTTCGGTTATAGTAGGTAACTTATTTCTCTTCTCAGAGAAGTCCTTAATAATATCAAAGACGCTCGCAATGGCCTTACTCTTAAAGTACTCTGGCTTAACACTATCAGCTATAGCTGCTAAATAACCACTATCAGTAAGGGCCTTATATATTAGTATATTTTCATACTCGTCTAGATTAATTAAGCTCACATATATAGTGTAATATGTATCAGCTCATATTCAACTAAATTATGTTACAAAAGAACTAATAGTCTCGTTTTTGTTTGTATACAGTATACAGACTAACAGCTGTGTAATATATATAGGCGTTTATATTCCAATATAAACTAGATCCAGCTTGCTTCTTCATATTACTCAAAAATATTATGTCTGCCTCCCTATAGCTAATAATTTTTGAACCATGGTGAATATCATGAATAATACAACTAAGATTAAACCGAGCGCTAAGTATTTTTCTCAACCACCTAGGTGTAAACTTATTAACACCACAGTGACTATTACACTCTGGTAACTTTATACCAGTCTTTTTTTCAAGCTCTTTTATTTGTCTTCTTAAATCATCATCAACCATACCAATATTTATTGGTCAGTTGCTTTATATTTGTTTAAAAACCACTCTTGACCCTTTTCAAATTCAGGTGTAAACTCTCTAAGTCCAGGTGATGCATGTGTTATGAGAATATCACTAACACCTACTTTAAACCCAGCTTTATGAGCTGCCATGCTATAGTCAATATCGTAAAAATGAAATTTAGCAGGGCACTTTTCATCAAATCGCACTTTTTCAAACACTTCTTTTTTGATAGCCATAAACACACCATCAATCATAACTACCTGTTGCGGGTATGGTCCGAAAGCAGTCATGCCTTTTGCATTACCATTTAAATGAGATACAGCACCGTGTAAGTTACCACTTCCAAAACCACCACCCATTAGATGCCATAGTGCTGGTTTTTCTAGCTTACACTGTGTTGCACCTGCTACACCAAATATATCAAACTGATCAAAGTTTTCTAATAGTTTTGCTTCAGTAACATTCTCTAATATAACATCATCATGACATAACACAAGATAGTCAACACCTTCTTTTTTACAGAAGTCGATTGCCTTGTTATAAGCCTTTGCAATAGATAACCTATTACGTTCTTTAAAGTAAATCTCTACACCGTCTACATACCTACCTGATTTATAGAGTAAACAGTTCTTCTTCTTACCTTTTGTTAGTGAAAAATAAAATACCTTCATATGAATAAAAATGGTGACTTAACTTCAAAGCTTCCTACCTTATTAAACCTCTTAGTTTCAGCATTTAACCTTAGAATAGTTCCTTCAGGTACTAGCTTGTAACCTTTACCAGGCATAGTTGAATAGTCCCCCTTACTATTATAATGTAAGATGGAGCCATTTCTAGCTAAATATACTTCGTTTGTGTCACAATCAATAATTGATAAAGCAAATGTACCTTCTAGCATTTCTAGCACTTGCTTAATATAATAAACCGGTCTTGGCTTCTTATAATTACAGTTTTCCATCATATGTTGTAACAATTCAGGTATAATTGCTGTATCAACAGGGTTATTCCAACTCGGTCTACACCAT